GTAACTTCGTCTGGGTTAGCGGTTATTGTACCTACTTGACCTGTAGCAATTACAGGGGAGAGCAGCTCTGATACGTTTGGCTTTACATTTGTTGCACTACCAGTAGCCAGAACAGAGGATAGGATAACAATAGCAGAGACACCCGCTTGGGATGCTGCTAAAGGCGTTGTAGCTAGGGGTGTAAAACCAAACATGATGTATTACTCTTTGTTTTGTTTACTCTGGTTTAGGGGGCCATGTGATGTTTGTTGGGAAGCCAGCTTGGTCTGTAATATCCCGTAGAGCCTGACGATATGCTGTCTGCTCTGCGGTCATCGTGCGGTCAGAGGTAGCCCACCAGTCTGTTTCAGCTAAACGAGTATTACGACTTTTACGAGCATCTAAAGAAACATCTAAATACATAAGACTATCTTCCTGACCTTCAATGTCTACAACAGAACCGTCTAAAATAAACTTCCCCATAATACTTAATCCTTTCTAGCCTTTAGAGCCGTTATACACAGCGTTTGCATAAATATTTGTACCACCATCTGAAGTGAAAAAGTCTACACGACTGTATGTATCAGCAGCACCGCCAAAAGTTGCTCCTATACTTGGAACAGATAGGTCATATGAAGCAGCAAGTGATGCGATTATAATAGCATTATTTGCAATAAAAGTCATATAACCCGTAGGGTTACAGTTGTAACCTCGATCATAGTTTCCCGATGCTGCTCCAAACTCTTGTTTAGTGGAAATAGAGGTCCAAGGTTGCCACTGTGTAACATCTTTTATGACAATAGCACTTGAGTTGCCGTTAACAAAATAAAACTTTGTACCATCAGCAGACATTACGCCATTCATAGTATCGTAGCCCGGCCCATCAGTGACGTTTTGGGCTCCACTATTACCAGTAATGGTTCTAATGTCATAAGCTGTTGAGCAATTATATCGCCAAATCCTGCTGCTACCATCAACGTGATAGTAATATGAGCCGCTGTTTCCCCACCAACTATGGTAGCTATAAGAGGATGTAGCCCAGAAGTTTACAAATTCTTGGCCTGTTACTGTTGAAGCATCCCAAGGCGTAGTAAATCGATACTGACCAACCCCTTCCGTATTGATAGTTGAATATGCGTTTTGGTTTTGCTGCCAGTAACCATAACCATTTAGATCTCCTTTTCTATTTGCAGATGTTGACTGCAAAGTTATACTTCCAGACCTAGCCGCGTCATAACTTAAAGTTGAAAGGTCAAATGGCGTAGACATATTAAATCTTTTGAAATAAGTAACAGAGTTATTATATGTCTGTATAATCAGTATGGTACCGTCTTCTTTTAGGGCAAGGTTTTCTACGTTTAGGTTTCCATTACCAAGCCCGTAAACACTACTACATATAGAAAGCCAATTCGTAGTATTTGCTGAAACTATGGAACCAAGATTACCAGAAGCTGGCCCTAGACTATCAAGACTGTTTGCAACCCCATCCGCCCCTAATCCACTTATACTAAATGCGTTTGTATCATTGCCTGTATAATAATAATACGACCACTTTGCTTTTGTAGGAATGTTTGAAAAAGAAATTGACGTATTTGCTGTCAAATCTTGAGTAAAAGTATTGAATGAACCTACGTTAAGGGTGGGAGAAGTTCCCGACACACTCTGCACGTTAATACCACCGCCAAGCTGAGACGCCAAGTGAGCTGGGGTACATTTACGGATATAACCATCACCAGTATCAACATAGATACGAGATAGTGTAGAAGAGGTGTCGCCGGAAGTTGTGTTGATCCAGCCAAACTCACAGTAGCCGTTGCTCTGTGTGCGAACAACTCTGTTGGGTTGGTTGTTCGTGGTCTGCGATGTTAATTGTAGACCATCCAACAGGTCAGCATCTAGGCCAGAACCTGAACCGTCATTGCCAGCGTGCCATACTGTATTACCATTTATATTTAAGTCTGCAGCCGTAGTTGAAGTAGAAAGCAACTCCATCGGGTAAACAGAGCTATCACCATTATGATACAACCTACCCCATTGCATACGTGATCCCGTGCCATCAAACTTAACTCTAAACTGCCCAACCAGATTAGAGTCTGTAGAACCGTGAGTAAATGAAATAGCCTTACTTTCACCAAAACCCCAGCCACCGTCAATGTCTATAGCTCTGGTTTCACCACTACCATTGTAACCTATGTTTAGTGCAGCATGGGTTGATGGTGATGTCCAGCCGCTAGGTACAAGGCTATCGATAGCATTACTTGTAAGATAGTTACTATGGTTATGGCTATCATCTGCTACAGTAACACTAATAGAAGCATTACCAGAGCCATCCCAAGATGTAGAACCTGATGCGTCACCAGATAGTGACAGCGTTCTAGCTGTTGTCCATTTGGGTGCATCTGTTACAGACAATGAAATACTAGAAGCGCCACTCTGGTTAGCTGTACCTAGTTGACCACCACCTGTCAAACCAGAACCTGCCGTAACAGTCATAGCACCATCACCTACAGTAACAGTACCTGTACCAACAGAGGTTACGTGACCATAAGTGTCAAAGCCAATGTCTTGAATGAAGGTGTTACCAGAACCGTTAACGTCTGAGACAGAGCTTGTGTCAGCGTGTGAGATAGTACGGTTAGCAGTTAAGTCTCCACCACCAGTAAGACCTGAGCCAGCAGACACTGTAATAGTCTTGTTAGCTTTAGTGCCAATGTTAGTTGCTGTAGTAGTAGCGAAGTTAGGGTCATCACCTAAAGCTGCAGCAAGTTCGTTAAGCGTGTCGAGTGTACCTGGGGCAGAGTCTACAAGGTTAGCTACAGCCGTATCTGTGTAACCTGTGTAGTAGCTACCATGTTGACCATCTAGAGTATCCGCATTAATGTTTAACGCATCAATGTCAGCCTTAGTCTGGTCTGCAGTAGCACCACTTTCAATAGCGTTTAACTTAGTGTGATCCGCATCAGTGAAGACATTGCTGTCTGTAGCACTCTCAACAAGCGCTCTAATCTCTGATGCTGTTTGATCTGCTGTAGCGTTAGCTTCAATGCCATCTAACTTAGTGTGGTCAGCATCAGTGAATACATTAGTATCAACACCGTCAACGATAAGCGCACGGATCTCTGAGTGTGTTTGGTCAGCGGTAGCACCACTTTCAATGCCATCAAGCTTACTACCGTCAGACGCAATGTCACGTCCATCAATAGTACCTTGAGCTATAATGTTACCACTAGCATCTAGTAGATCAGCTAAGTCACGTGCTTTAGTCATACTATTGTCCTATTATTCTGGTTTAGTGGGCCATGTGATGTCGGTGGGAAAGCCAGCCTGATCTGTGATGTCACGGAGGGCTTGGCGATATGCAGCCCACTCAGCTTGCTTCTCGGCGGTCATGTCAGCCCAGCGCAAGTTGTTAGACACGATAGGGTCAACGACTGTGGCTAAGATGTTGTCACGTTCCATGCGAACCTGTGCCGCTGCGGCTGCATCTAGCTCTTCCTGAGTAGGGGCAACGTAAGGCGCAAAGTCTGTGCCAATGAGAGCCATGACTTCATCGTTGTTGATGGTGGTATCTGTGTCAGACGGATCAAGAGTGTAAGGTATCCAGCCAAACTTAGGGTGGCTAATCTCTACATCCATACGAAGGTTGTCAGATTGTAGTGATGCCGCATTACGGACTTCTGTGATTGTAATAGGCATTATGAAATCCTAACGAATAAAGTGCCGGATATGTTTGCGTTACTTGCAGTGTTACCGCCATTGTAATAGCCTATATTTCCCATAAGCCGCCAAGTTCCTGACAAAGTGGAAGTACTAGACCCACTTGTGCCGCCACCTCCAGCATAAGTATTAGCGGTACGAATTGAACCTCCCGAAAAAGTAGCTCCTCCATTGTGAATGCCCAGTCCAGTATAAAATCCCAGACAATAAGTCCCAACATCATTAAAGGTTGTGCTGCTCCCAGCCCCACTCGCAATATTTACAAGGTTCCTACTATCATCAATAACCGTAGTACCATTAACTTTAATCGCCATCTTCGTGTCCTTCCACTATTAGCTGTTAAGTTGTGCTTCTAATGCTTCGATGCGAAGCTGTTGTTCTTTGATTGCTTCGATAAGAACAGCGACCATGTTGCCATACTTAACTGACTTGATGCCCTCGTCATTTGTGCTGACTACATCCGGCAGTACAGCTTCTACCTCTTGGGCAATGACACCTATCTCTGAGCCACCATTCTCTAGCCAATCGAATGACACACCACGCAGGGACTTAACGGCATCCAGTGAGCCGCTGAGTGTCTCTACGTTGGTCTTGAGTGTGGCGTCTGAGGTGGTGTTGAAGTTGGCTGCGTTGGCTGTGCCAGACAGGTGGAGGTTTTGCCATTTATAATTTGATTGGCCTAAATTGTAATAACCATTAACCCAAGGCGTAATGTTGCCCTGAACCCACATGTCGTTGCCAACATTATCAATGCCACCGTTCATTGTAATGTAGTAGTCTTGGGTTGCGGCATTGGTTTTAAAATTACCGCCTTGTGTCCCAATACTCCCCACCGTGGAGCCGTCTTTGGCAAACTCTACAATGTTACCATCGCCAGTAAGCCTGTTTATGTACACTGGGGTGTTGTTGTTGCGTGTCACCCATAAGGTGTTGTCATTTCTTAGCTCTATACCAGAAGTGCCAAATCCTGTTGCAGTCTTACCCGCCAGCAAGTTACCGCTCGCATCGAGGCGGAGACGTTCTGCGGCACCAGCACTAAAAGTAAGGGTATTAGCCCACAAATCTAAATTAGTTGAACCTTGAACTGATGCGATTTGTAGTGCCGTATCTGATTGACTGTCAAAAGAAAACCCTCTGCTAGCAGAAGTTTGAAGTACAGCTATTTGACCATTACCAGTACGAGTAACATTCAGCCCATCGCTGGTCAAAGTCCCAGTTACGTCTACACCTGTGCTGGTGGTGGCGAGTTTGGCTGCATCATTGTGGTATAAAGTAACTGCTCCGTTTTCTACGCAATATATGTAGTTTTCATTTGTAGTAGATGACCTAATCTCTAAGTCCGTAGCTTTTATTTGTAATGCACCTGTGCCACTATCTTCTATGACACTTTTCGCACCATCATGATAAATCTGCAAATCAGACCCAGCGCCAAATATGGCTTTACCATTATCAGCAAAGGTAGCATCACCCGTTACGCTTATACCTGTGCTGGTGGTGGCGAGTTTGACTGCCCCATTGTGTCTAATGCTAACCTCTGCCCCGTCATTGGCAGATAAGTAATCCTTTGTATTAGCTGAGTTAGATATACGAAAATCAGAAGCACGAATTTTAAGAACGCTAGGGCCATTCTCATGGATGATGCTCTGACCACTTGCGCTATCATGGTAAATCTCTAGGTCAGACCCAGCACCGAATATGGCTTTGTCGTTGTCTCCGAAGGACAAGTTACCCGTCATGGTATCGCCAGACTTAGACACCTTAGTACCAATGTTGGTAGCAGTAGTCGTAGCAAAGTTAGGATCGTCACCTAGAGCGGCAGCTAACTCATTCAGTGTATCAAGTGTAGCAGGTGAGGAATCAACTAAGTTAGCAACAGCTGTATCTGTGTAGCCCGTATAGTATGCACCGTGCTGTCCATCTAGTGTATCAGCGTCTACGTTAAGAGCATCAATATCTGCTTTTGTCTGGTCAGCTGTTGCACCAGTTTCAATACCGTTAAGTTTAGTGTGGTCTGCATCAGTAAATACGTTACTGTCTGTTGCAGATTCTACAAGAACACGAATCTCAGCAGCAGTCTGGTCTGCAGTGGCCCCAGCTTCAATGCCTGTTAATTTGTTTTGCTCTGCATCAGTAAATGCGTTGGTGTTAGCATTACTTTCGTAAGATGTCTTGATCTCAGCAGCAGTCTGATCTGCAGTAGCGCCTGTTTCAATACCTGTGAGTTTGGTCTGTTCTGCGTCAGTAAATGCGTTGGTGTTGGCGTTATTCTCGTAGGCTGTTTTGATCTCAGAGTCTGTCTGATCCGCCGTAGCATTAGCTTCAATACCCGCAAGTTTTGTCTGCTCTGCGTCACTAAACTCGTTTGTATCAGCGTTACTCTCATACGCAGCCTTAATCTCAGCAGCAGTCTGATCTGCAGTTGCTCCAGCTTCTACACCATCTAGTTTAGTACCATCCGTAGCTACATCACGGCCATCAACAGTACCTGTAACTGTAATATTACCTGTAACGTCAATGCCTGCAGCAAAGTCTACGTTAGCATCAAACTGTCCACCAGTAGATTTAGGAACAGCATCAGCTACAGTGAAAGACTTAAATGCTACAACATTAAGTTCATCATTGAGTGCAGCACCTGTAGTAAGGGTAATAGTGTCATTACCAGACACAGAGTAATCCTGACTGTTACCCTCAAGGACAACACCATTCAGGAATACAAGTACGTTATCCTCAAAGAAGGCTAACTGATTGCTGCTGTCATCATTACCCGTAAACACTGTCTGACCAGCGGTAGCTGTGTAGTAGAAGTAATCAATGGAGCGATTACCTAGATTCTCAATATCTGTAGCAGAAGTAGTGATAAATACTTCTTGATCCCCAGATAAGTTTAGCAGAGATCCTGTAGAGCTTTCTTCTAGTGTGCGAGATAGAGTAGTACCAGAGTGTGTATATACACCTGTGCCTACTTCCCAGTTGTTTGTGTCTACAATAGTATATCGTACAGAGTTACCATCAAGGATACCACCATCAGAGAAAGTCTGAAAGCTCTCTACTGCAGGACCAAGCGTAATTGTGCCAGTGCCTGTAGTAGAAGAAGTTACTTTAACTCTATTAGCAAACTTAATCGTCATGGATAGGTATCCTTGTGGTGTTTAGGCGATACGAATTACAGCTGTTGCAGCAGCTGCAGCGGGAAACTCAATAGTCAAGTCACCAGCAGTAGCACTCACTGTACCACCAAAATCAATAACAGCAACGGCTTTGTTTGCTTGAGAAGAGTTGTAGATGATACAACCCGAAGCAGATACTGTTACGTTACCGAATACTTCATCAGTAAAGTCAACAATAGCTGTGCTGCCGTCAAGCGTAATAGTAGCACCATCGAGGTTTTGACCACCCGCTGTGTAGTTAGTACCTACCGCTTCGTCAGTGTTACCTGTTACGTCAGAGTAATTAGTTGTAGTACCATCATATGTACCCGCAGGTGTAGCTTTGATGAGGGCTAACTTTAGTGTATCTGTATCCAGATCGTGAACACCCCCAAGAAGCTCTTGCTTGAAGCTGTTGCACATTGCAGTTGTAATAGCCATCTTGAGATGTCCTTATATAAGTGAAAAGCACAAAGGGGCCAGCAATAAGCCAGCCCCAATGTTAAGCCAATTAAGCAGCGTTGTAACGTACTGTGAGGAGTGCCTCTGGACGCAGAATCTTGCGCCCATACAGATGCATACCACGCACGATGTCAGCAAAGCTGTCTGGGTCACGGTAGTTCTCAACTTTGTTGATCTGCTCAGCAGAAGCAACAGCATCGTCTTGACCAGCTACGATAACACCGTAGTTAGTGGACTGTGCAGTTGTACCGGATGTACCAGCACCTGTACCAGCAGCAGGCAAAGCGTTGGACTGATAAACACGGAAGCCGTGAACATTGTTCAACACCAAACCGTTTTGCAGGCCAGCACCACCAAAGTCAGCGTTCAGCATACGTGAGTCTTCGTCTTTCAGCATCTCAATAAATACTGGATCAAGAACAACCCAACGTCCACGTGATTCTACATTTGCTTGATCCATTTTACGAGCCATACGTGCAAGTACAGTCAATGGGGAAACAGTTGTAGCTGACAGGGCAGTTGCACCTGGCAAGCGTGGTGCCAATGGAACGGAATCGCCTGCAGTAGCTGTACCAGAGATGGTCAAGTTACCGAAGTCAGTTGCGTCCAAGTGGTTTGCAGTGATGTATTCACCAGTAGCTGTCAAAGCAGTTTGCTTGTCGCCAGCAGAAGTAGTGATGAAAGCACCTGCAGTAGTGTGACCTGAGAGGTAAGACAATACGTCTGTGTCCATTGCGTCTGCCATTTTATATGCAGCACGATCAGCGGCCAAAGATGTGAAGTCTACGTTTGCAAACTGCTCTTCAATGTCATCCATTTTGAAAGCAAAGTAGTTTGCTTGGTCAATGGTGAGCGAGAAGTCAGAATCATCAAGCTTCTCTACTGAGATGCCTGTGTGACGCTGCAGAGCGTTGACGGTTACGTCTGGCTCTTTTTGAATGCGAACAGTGTCGCCTTGGTTTGCAATTTCACCAAAATATGAATTGTTAGTGATTGCGTTAGTTACAGCAGAGCGGCGCAATGCGATCTGTGCTTGTTTGGAGTAAATAATCGGGGAGAAGTTCCCGTCAAATCCACCACCAGCGGTTCCAATAGCCATAATAATTCTCCTTTATAGATATGGCGTGAGATTTAGACACTACATATCC